TTCAGCCGCAGCCATACCAGGCGGAGGCGATTAAGTTCATTGAGCGTGGCGACAAAAACGATCAATTTGGCTTTGTGGACCCATTTTGGGGGCAATGGAATCTTTGCGTGATCGGTCGCCGGGCACAAGTCAACATTGGCCCTGTTTACTTGCTGGCATTTCACATTTCCGACCAATCCCCCACTCTGGGCCGTAAGCGCCGTGTTCGCCGCGCCAGGGGGCGCCAGATCCAAACGAACCGCCAAGGAGGGCTCAATGCTTAAGAACGACCGCTGGATTGCTGCCCAAGCCGCTGCCGGCATGATCGAGCCGTTTCAGCGGGAGCTGGTGCGGACCATTGAAGTGCAAACCTCGCGCACCCATGGAGGTATCTGGGCCGACGTGCCAGCGCTTTCCTTCGGCACCAGCAGCTACGGCTACGACATCCGCCTGTCACCGGCCGAGTTCCTGACCTTTCGCCATGTGCCCGGTACGGTGATGAACCCCAAGCGATTCAATCCCGCCAACCTTGAGCCGGCTCCCCTGCACCAGGACAAAGACGGCCGCTACTTCATCTTGCCGGCCCACACCTATGGCCTGGGGGTGGCGCTTGAAAGGCTCCGGGTGCCGCCCAACATTACGGTCATTTGCCTGGGTAAAAGCACCTACGCACGATTGGGTATCATCGCCAACATGACCCCGGCCGAGGCCGGCTGGGAAGGGCACCTCACCCTGGAGTTCAGCAACTCATCAGGGGCCGACTGCCGCATCTATGCCGATGAGGGCATCTGCCAGCTGCTCTTCTTTGAGGGGGATCCTTGCGAGACCACCTATCAGGACCGGGCTGGGAAATATCAAGCGCAGCCGGAGCAAGTGGTCATAGCGCGGGTTTGATGCAAACAGGCATGAAAAAGCCCCTGGCTGGTGCTGGGGGCTTTCTGGTGTCAGGTCATGGCTCAATCCTCAGCTCGCATTCCTCCATAACAACCTCAGGCGGCTTAACCACCCCATCAGCAGGGTCAGGCCTAACCCGCCGCTGGCAATCAGCGCAGCCATAGGCCCAGTCAAACTGCCCGTTTTCCTGGATGCCGGCACCGGGGCAGCCGAGCACCTCCCAGCCGTGGCTGCGGACGTGAGCGGGGCGCGGCTTCCAGTGCCAAAACTTTAGCCGTCCAGCTTTGCGCATGGCCTGGATCCTGGAATCAATGCGGCGCCAGTTGCCTCCAGCGGCGGCCACCAGAACGGCGCTGTTAGTTGGATGCCCGTCCTGGTCTCGCAGATGGCACCAGATCAGCCAGTCCAGCTCGTCGTTGCTCACGGGGTCAGACATCGGGCCTCCGCAGTTCACGGGCGATAGCGATCGCCATGGCCTCCTTGTCGGGGCCGATCGGTTGCCATCCTGCCTGGATCTCGGGCTGGTGGGTCCCGACCCCATCGAGCGGGTCGGCGGTGGTGCTGGCGCCCCCGTACAACTCGCTGAAGTAGGCGGCGATTTCGTGGGCAGCAGCAGCGGCCATGGCGAGGCAGCGAACGCACGGGGCTGGGCAAGGGGGGCCGTTGTCCTGGGCTTGGCAGATCGCCAGGGCGATGCGGTCGGAAAGCGTGGGGGCAACCGTGGCCGGCTGCTGGGGTGACGGGCAGGCCGCCCACGGCGCTGCCTTCTGCGGCGCTGGCATGTCACACCAGGGGCCATCGCTGCGGTATTGCCAGGACCCGTCGGCGTTCTGGCGGACGGTTGAGCCTGCCGGGATTGGGGGGAATTGGTCAGACATCACTCCCCCCCCCCAGCTAAGTGGCGATGGCGCGAACCTGGCCATAGTGGCACGGATGGCGGCGGCAAGGGCTGGCGCTGTGCCGAGAGTGGTTTCGTAGGCGTCCAGCACCGCCTGCGCGGCGGTGCTCAGTGGCTTGGGGGTGGTCATAATCCAAGGGCAAAGAATTAAAGGGCAAAAGTGTAAAGAATTAGTCTTGGGGGAGGCAACAGACGCGGAAACCGACGTCGTTGCTGCGGTTGCCCGGGTGGTTGCCGACGCGGCAGGCCGAGCGGCAACCCCTGGGGTAGCCGTCCCACGACCCGCCGCGCAGCAGCCTTGGTTCATCATCGGAGGCAACAGACGCGGAAACCGATGCCGTCGTTGCGGTAGTCCGGGTCGTTGAGGATGCGGTAGGCCGAGCGGCAGTACGTGGGGTAGTGGAGCCACGACCCGCCGCGCAGCAGCCTTCGGACTCCCCCAGGCTGCAATCCTCCCACGAACTCCCATCATTGGGGGCGCCTTCGTAATCGCTGTGCCAGTGGTCCTGGCACCACTCCCAGACATTGCCGTGCATGTCATGCAAGCCCCAGGCATTGGCGGGGTGGCTGGCCACCTCAACAGTCGCGGGGTCGTCGCAGTTGGCCTGCTCCGGCGTCAACGTGGCCCCAAAGTAAAACGGTGTACTACTGCCGGCACGGCAGGCGTATTCCCACTGGGCTTCACTTGGCAGCCCGTAGCGCTTGCCCGTGCGCTGACTTAGGCGGCGGCAAAACTCCTGCGCGTCGCGCCAGCTCACCAGCTCTACCGGTCGCTGGTTGCCCTTGAAATAAGAAGGATCTGGTTCCAGGTCGCGCTCCACCTTCGGCCAACCCGCCACCGTCCGCCACTGGGCCTGGGTGGTCGGTGTCTGGGCCATCCAGAAGGCCCCCAGCGTCACCTGATGCTGGGGGCCTTCATCGTCAAAGCGATCCGGCTCGTCCTCTGGAGAGCCCATCAGGAAGCTGCCGGCAGGGATCGGCAACATGGTTAGATCAAGGTCGGTCGTGGGGTTGGTCATGGGGTTGAGCAGGGATCGAAGGGTGGGATTTGTCATAAATGAATTAGCAAAAAGGCAATGGAAAATACAATTTTATGGCTAGGGCTTAGCCAGGCGATTTGCAGCAAAGCATCAGCCAGGGTGTCGCGGGTGGTCACGGCCCAACCTCCCGGTCCTGCGGTTCAACCCACTTCAACCCGATCGTGTCGAACAGCTCCCGCTCAGTGCGGCAGGGAACAATCGACCCGTCCTCACGGCGCAACAGTCCGCCCTCAGAATGAAAGCCGGCACGCTTCCAGGCTGTCGCCAAGCGCAGGTGCGACCAGTCAGCGGAGCCAGTCCTGATCGCCAAAACCAAGCCATATCCGTCCGGGTGGGGCATGAACAGATCCAATTTCAATCCGCAGGAGAGCAACCTCTGGGTGTACCTGCCATCAGGGGCGCCCTTGAGTCCAGGCCACTGCCCAACAGCCTGGGCAAACCCACCGGCAAACAGCGGGGTCGATTCGAGGGGCGAGCGATCGGGTAAGCAGACGATCTCAAGGTCGCCGATCGTTGGGCGCTGCCGGCGACCACTGCCGGCTAGGTCGGCTTTGTGGCAGTGGGGCCGCAGGATGGCCAGCGTGTTGGCGGCAATGTCTAGGGCCTCGGCCAGGGGGATGCGGGGGCCGGTGCTCATGGCTGCACCCCCGCCCCAGGCACCGGCACGGGATGTGCCCGCAGCCAGGACTCGGCGATGGCGCGGGCTTCGCTGCCCAGGTCAGGGCTCCAGCGAGTGGAGTCCCAGCGACCGGCAGCCAACCAGACCCCTGTTCGCATTTTGGATGGCCCGTTTCTGATGAACGCAAATTCCAGGACCCAACGGGCCAGTCCTGCGCGGGCGGTGATGGTCAGGTGCCCGCCGTCGGCGAGGCCGGTGTAGATGGTGCGGGTGTTCATCGCTGGCCACCTTCAGGGGATGGGGCAACCGGGATAACGGGGATGGCGTAGTGAGGGAGCAGCCAGCCGGCTTGGACGAAGGTTGGGTCAACCATTCGCCAATACGCTGGGCCTTTTCTCGGGCTCCACCAGCATTCGCCACTGGCGTTGCGCCAACCTTCCAGCGCCCACGGGCGTTCGCTGACTGGTGTTGGGATAGGTGCGATCACCTCCCCTGGCTGGAGGGGCTGAACCACGCCGGGCTCGGTTTTCAGGTGCTCCAGAGCAGCCAAGTCCGCCTCGGTCAGGTGCATAACAACGGCGCGGGGGATCATGTAACCACTGCCGTCTGGCACAAAGTCTTCTGACTCCTGCCAAGGTCGGCCTAGGGCTGGATCGAAAAACCTGTCGCGATTGCCAGCCCCAATAGCCTCAAGCCGGCATTCAAAGCGGCCCAGCCTGACATCCTGGCGGGCTACGCGCTCCATCAGCACCGCAACCCTCTCCACCAGCTCGGCATGGGTTGGGATAGGGAGCCTTTTGGGATTGCGCCAGGCGGAAGGAATTGGAAGGGAAAAACGTTTCATGGTGTAAACAGTCCGAGATAATCGTCGGTCATAATTGCATCAATCCCCGGTGCATTCACCGGCAACTGAGGCGGCGGTGTGCATGGCTCGGCAAGGAGCCGGCGCTCTAATGCAGCACGCTCCAGGGGTGTCAGGAGATGCCCGACTGGGCAGAGCATTGCCGCCTCAGGCCCGGCCGCCCAGTCAGGCCACCGATCGCAGCCGTACTCCCAATGGACCCCACCAGGTCCCCAGGCTTGGCTGAGGTGCAGTATGGTGCCCTCCCGCCACATGATCAGCAGCCGCCAGCCAGGGACGGTCACCTGCTGTTGTTGATAACTGCCGGTCTCATCAGGGGTCTGGTCCACTGCGATGGGCTGCGCGGGATTGGCGATCAGGCGCAAGGCCTCGACCAGGGCTTCGCGAGTGGGGCGAACGGCGGGAGTGGGCTCCCGGTCGCCGGGGTGATTGGCTGGCAGTGTCGCCGGCTGGGATTTGCGTCGTTGGCGGGGTTTGGTCACCGCAACGCCTCAACCAAAAACAGCAGCACGCAAATCGAGCACAGGATCACCGCCAGCGCACGGACAATGGTCGGGGCCCCGAATGCCATGGTGAGGACTACGGCGGCGGCGGCTGCGGCCAGGGGCCGGACGTAGGGGTTGCGATTGACCGGGGCGATAAAACTGGGCGTGCCATTGCGAACCCTGATCCGGCAGTCAGGGCCGCGGCGAAGGCCTGGGGGGAAGGTGGGGCCGGTCACTTGCCTGCCTCGCGTTCGAGCAGCCAGGCGTACGCGCTGTTACCGCCATCGCGAAACCACCGGGCCACGGCCAGCACTGCCCTTTTGGCCTCGTCTTCCCATGGCTCTTCAGCTATGGCATATTCAACCATCTCAAGCAGGGTTTCAGATCCAGTGGGCTGAGGTTGCTCAATGTCGTTTATAAACAGCCGACTGCCTGAGGGCTGGGGTTTGGGTGGAGTGACAAGGGTTTGGGCCTGGAATGGTTGCTCAGGCGGCCCTGCCTGCGGCTCCGGCTTGCTGTTTGGGGGGGTCGGGGGGGTGGAATTTGCCGCCATCAGGTGCATAGCCGTCAAAATCCGAGAGCGTTGCCAGGCTGGCTGGACGGCGCTTTGTGTCTGGTCTACCAGCACATCACGCAAGCCATTGATGGCGGAGTCCCATGTCAGACCCGACCTCCCAGGCGGTTGGATGGGCGGCTCCGGCTTGCTGCTTGGGGCTGGCGCTGGTGGGTTGGATCCACGGCGGAGCATCGGAGTAGCCGCAGACCGCCAGGCTTCAGCGGTTATTTCACCACCTCCGCAAGAAATTCTTTTGGGATGCCTGAGTTTTTTGATCCAGGCAAGAAAGCTGATAGTCATCGAGGGTGAATGCAAAAAGCAAAAAGAATAGAAACAATGTTATTCCATCATCCTGTCAACCTCTTGCTTCGATTCATCTAATTGCGTTTGCAGCCTTTGTAAAGAGACTTTCAAAAACGCAATCTCTTCGCATAGCTTTACAATTCTTTCGTCGCGCTGGTCAATGGCTTTTTTGTTGCTGATGTAGGCCTCTGCGGTTGCCAAAATAAATGAGTCTTCTAGGCAGTGACTGTTTGCAGGTATCTGAATGGATATTGTATCCTTCTTGTATAAAAACAGCATTCATCTCAAGCATTGCGGCTAATGCGGGCAACGACTTGTCCGCGCCATTGTGGGGGACGTGAATGGCAATGTGGGTAGCTCGGTTGGTTTCGATTAGAGCAAACATTTTGGAAAACGGTAAAAGAGGGTAGTGAATTAGCAAACAGGCCCAGGCGGGCCGAGGGCTGGGGCATGCTGGTTGGCGGACCCCTCAACCGTAGCACCGTGGTAGCGTGTTCGTCTACCATCGTTACGAACCGATCGGCGATATGCGGCCCAATCCTTTTACCGTCAGGCTCACCCCGGCGCTGCAGGCATGGCTAGACAGCCAGACCAGGGACGGCCTGCTCTCGCGTAACGCCATCGTCAGGCTTGCATTGCAGGCAGCCAAGGACCGGGGCGACGACCTGACGACCCAGCAGCCCAAGGCCACTGATCGGGCCGGGTCTTGATGGCCTCCACAACCAGGCTCATTCCCAGCGGGAAGCACAATCCCTGCCCGGTTTGCGGTCGCACAAAGGATGCGGACTGCAGGACATCGGGTGACGGGCTGGAGGTGATTTGTCATCACCCGAAAGAGCACCGCAAGGGCGAGGTGGTCACCGGGGCCGATGGGATGCCATGGGCTTTCACGGGGAACACCCAGGACGGTAGGGCCGGGCACTTCACCCTCGACAAACCCCGCGACGGGGCCCCGCGCCTTCCCAGGCGATCGATTCAGCACAGGCCAGCGGAGCCAGAACGAACACCCCCGGCGCCATTACCCGACCAGCCCCCGAAGCTGGCGCGGATGGCACCCCGTGAGCCGACCGGGAGCCCCTGGCGGTACAGCGACACCCAGCGGACCCGGAGGGTGGATCTTGAGGGAGGCGGCAAGGCCTTCTATGGATCCCACTTGGTGGGCGGCAGGTGGCAGGAGGGCAGCGGCCCTGACCCTTGGCCACTGTTCAACCAGGCCGACACGATCGGCGCCGATGGCTGGATCCTGGAACCCGAAGGCGAGAAGTGCGCAGAGATTGGGTCGTCTCAGGGGGTGGTCAGCATCAGCCAGCCGGGCCATTGCCATACCGTCGAGCAGATCGTGCCGCGTTACCGGGCGTTGCAAGAGGCCGGCGTCCCAGGGGTGATTTACCTGGCTGACTTTGACGGCCCACATCGGCCGCTGCACCAGCAGGAAGGTCGCCGCCGGGCAGAAAATGCACAGGAGGCCGCGGCGATTGCAGGCCTGCCGCTGATCGTGATCAGGGCTAACGATCTATGGCCCGGCATCCCAGACGGTGGATCGATCGACGACGCTCCAGACGGGTTCGGGGCTGCCATTGAGGACATTGAGGCCGCGGCAGTGGAGACCTACTGGACGCTGAAAGAACCTGTTCAACACCCCGTCCCCCCAGGTCCCATCACCGTTGAGCAGGTTAGGCAGCGCTATCAAGCTGCCATCGAAACCGGCGCCAGTCGGTCAGATCTTGAGACAGAACGCTTAGCCCTCGCTGCTGCCAGTGATCAACACCCAGCTGCACTGCGCGACCTGTTCAAAAGTCTTGAGCAGGAGCAGGAGGCCGCCCATGCGATCAGCGCCGAAACCCGCGCTATTCGTGACGCCGGTGAACAGAAGGCCATGGCCCAGTGCCTTCGCCTGGATTACCTCCTGCCTCCTTCCCTGGCCCAGGCCCTCACGATCCGCACCACCTGGTTGCCGGCTGATGATGTTGCCGCAGTCATGGCGTTTCTGACCTGCATATCGGGCCTGGTCAAATTGGGCACCGAGCTGGTGGCCTGCCCCGCCGCTGGCTACCGGGTACCACTCAACCTCTACTGCTGCCTGGTCGCTGTATCAGGTGCCAAAAAGTCACCCCTCAGCCGGGCTCTGGTCTCCGAACCAACCCACGCCCTGCGCCTTGACCTAGCACGCGATCACGATCGAGCCGAGAAAAACTGGGAGGAGCAGAACCGTGGCGTCAAGCCCGCCGATCGCACCGACCCCCCCAAGCCTGCCTACGTCTCGGTAACCGATGCCACGGCCGAGGCATTGATTCATCAGCTGCAGGTTCAGGAGGCCCGTGGTTTACCCCTGCTGTGGGAGCGCGATGAATTGGCCGGCCTTATCGGTGGCCTCAATGCCTACCGGGGCGGCCGTGGCGGTGACAGCGAACACCTCCTAGAGGCTTATGACGGCAGTGGTTTCAGGTCCCTGCGGATCTCAACCACTGGCGGCAGCCGCTCTTACAGCCGTTGCCACCTCTCCATCTGGGGCACCATCCAGCCCGATGTGCTCAAAGACCTGGTGAAAGGCGGTGACGCCTCCGGTCTTTGGGCCCGCTTTGCATTTGTTCCCCTGCCCGAAGAAGTCGTCCCCCTGGCCGTGAACCTTTCCCGGGCAGAGTTAGATGCAGCTCAGTGGGCCGAAAGCATGCTCAAGGATGTATGTGGCCAGATCTATCGCCTGCCGCGTTCCAGCATCTCCCTTAGCCCTAAGGGGCGTTCTGCATTCGTTGCCTATGAGGCCCGCTGTCAGCGTGACGCCCTTGATGCCGTGATCCCTGCCCAGGGGGCTCTCATGGCCAAGTCAGCAGGCAAGGCCCTCCGGATCGCTGGCCTAATCCACCTGCTCAACCAAGTCTCCCCAGACGGCGAACACAGCAACACCATCGGCGCTGAGGCGATCACCAGGGCCGCCACCCTGACCGACTACCTCAACTCCTGGGCACTGGGCCTTCATGCTTCAGCCGCTGATGGCCCCAACGACCTCATGCGGTTGATTCACAAGATCGCCCGCACTGCTGGGAATCGTCCGGTGACATGGCGGGACATCCAGCCTCGCCTTTCGAAGGTTCAGCGTCGTGAGGCTGATGCCGCCGCAGGGGCTCAGGCAATGCACGCATTGGCAGCCATGGGCCTAGGCGAAGTGGTTGTAGGGGCCAGAGGCGCGACCACCTACCAGGCCACTGGCGACTTCTGAACGAAGGGCGCTTGAGCCTACGTAGGTCATACGTAGGTCGGGTGAACCTACGCTCAAAACCCAGTCATAGAAAGGGATTATATATAATTAATAATATATGTAGGCATGTAGATACCTTTTTTCTTTCTCGTTTCCCCTCCCCTCCTCATTTCCTCAGTTTTTGTGACTAGCGACCTACGCAGGCCTACGCAGCCTTCATGGCCCAAACCCCTTGCGCTGCAGTTGATCGTATGTAGGCGGAACGACCTTCGTAAGACCTACACAAGACCCCCCTACGTGAAGAACTGGGCAAGCCGGCAAGGCTCTGCAGCCCCTCCAGAGCCCCCCCGTTGCATCCCCAGCCGCCAGGGCCTACGGTTGCGTGGCTGGTGTTCCAGCCCCCCTCGCATCCCCTCTCAGGATTGATCCCATGGCCCATGAAGCCCTCCAGAGCCACCTCACCGCCATGGCCAAGGCACACCCCCGCGAGCACCCTTTCACCCTTGCCCTGAGGCTGCAGGTCGCCACAGGGAAGGAGATCACCGGGGCGCAGGCGGCGAAGTTGCTAGAGGCTGGAGGGCGGGGCTGATGGCAGCGCGATGGTCCGCAGAAGACATCGAGGCCTTGACCGATCTGACCGGTGAACTGCCCTGGCATATGGTTGTTGCCAAATTCAACCGGCGCCGGCCCCCAAGGACAGAATATGCAATGCTCAACAAGGTTGATCAATTGCGTTTATTAAGAAAGCCGCAAGGTGAATTTATTGCAATATGCGCAATAAAAGCTCTCACTGGGTATTCTTCCGAAAAAATCTGCTTATGGATCGACTCCGGCGACTTGCCTGCTGTTGCGCGGTCTGAAGCGACAAACAGCCCTCGCTACATCTCCCGCAAAAGCCTTAGAAGTTTTGCCAGGAAGCGGCCTGATCAATTTGGTGGAATGGGGCAGGCAGAACTGACGCAGTTGTTTGACTGTGAAAAACTGGCGGCTAAGATTGTTGAAATGCACCTACCTAAGCTAAGTAATTCTATAGAAATAGAATGTATCGAAACTCGACGCCGATACCCCTCTATTGCTGCAGCTGCAAGGGAGGCGCGGGTTAGCCCCGAATTTGTAACAAAAGCTATTCGCCAAGGGTTTCCTGTTCGTGCCAGGCATTACCGCAGGGTTGACCAGCCCCTTAAGACTTAGTTGACGTAAGGTGGGGGGATGGCTGATTTGATCCACTTCAATATCGAGGGCATCAGGCCCGCCCCTCAAGGCTCAAAAAAGCACGTTGGGCGCGGGGTCATGGTGGACATGAGCGCCAACCTCAAGCCCTGGCGCGAAGCGGTCAGGCAGGAAGCCCTGAAGACTGGGGCAGCCATGGCACTGGGCCCGGTGTCCGTTGAGTTGGTGTTCAGGTTTGCTAGGCCTAAGGGCCACTTCAACACCAAGGGGCAGCTCAAGCCGAGCGCACCGATGCACGTCATCGTCAAGCCCGACATAGACAAGATCGAGAGATCAGTGCTGGATGGATTGACCGGCGTATTGTTCAAGGATGATTCTCAAGTGTGCTGCCTTTATGCATTGAAGGTGTATTGCAAGGAAGGGGAACTTGAGGGGTGTGAGGTGATTGTTGAGAATGTTGGGGTGGGGGGATAGATGCCCAGCATTCACCTAGACATCGACAGCAGCGGCATCAGCAAGGCACAGGCATGGCTCGCAGGGGTTCAGAACCAGATGCCATTCGCAGCATCGAGGGCCCTGAATGAAGTTGCCAAAGGGGCAGCCAAGGATCTCAACCGGTCCACAACCCAATACTTCGACAGGCCTACCCAGTTCACCCAAAGGGCGTATCGGGTGAGCCGATTCAGCAATAAGCGTGACCTGACAGCCGAGCTGGCGCCGCAACAGATCCAGGAGCGTTATCTGCTGCCGTCCATCCAGGGTGGCGTTAGGCCTCAGAGGCCATCAGAGCGGCGGCTCACGGCTGCGCCCGCATGGCGCCCAGGACGTGGGGCAAAGCTCAACGCATCGGGCAACATGTCGAGGGCCGCCGCCGTCAAGGCGCTCAAGGGTGGGCCTGACATATTCACGATCGACAAGCGCAAGGGCAAGCTCCGGCCTGGTGTCTACCGTCGCATCGGGTCGGGCAAGATGCGCCGCTATCGGGTCGAATCGCTGCTGCTCTTCAACCAGCTGCCCAACATCCCGAAGCGTTGGCCGATCCAGAAGATCACCCAGGACAGCGTGAGGGGCACCTGGGGGCCAGCGCTGCAGCGATACGTGACCGAGGCCCTGAGGACGGCGCGATGACCCTGGCCCTGTGTCTTGGGTCCTCCGACAGGGGTCTTGGTCGTGGGTAGACTCGCGCCCGATCTTTCTGTTGATAACGGTTCGCAATAAAGGTACAACCCTTGCCATGGGCAGCCTGTAACCCTGAGATCCATTGGCGCCACTAGGTTGTAACCTATTTTGTACGCAGCTGGTTACAATATGGCCATAGGTACAAATCCGATGCTGGTGGCGCGGGCATGTTGAACCTCCAGCAGTACGCCGATCACCGCAAGGCCATGGGGCTCCGAGGGGCCACCCATGTATCGGTGCTCAGGGCGATCAATAATGGCCGGCTGTCTCACCCAGCTGTTGAGCGGCAAGGTAAGGGCTGGGGGATCAACCCGGCTGTTGCCGATGAGCAGTGGGCCCAGGCCACCGACCCGGCGCCGCGTGGCACCAATGCCAGCCAAGACCAGAGGCCTAGGCCCAAGGCTGCCACGCCAGGAGCCCAGGCACCCGCCAAACCCTCGCGCCCCTCCGCCCCAGGCCTCGCCGACGACGACCTAGACACCGAGCCCGACGCCGACGCCGAGGCGGTCCCCAACTTCAACGACGAGCGAGCGCTGCACGAACGGGAGAAACGGCTGATTGCCAGGATGGAGAGGATGGAGAAAGCCAGGGAGTTGGTCTACCGAGCCGATCACGAAATCGCCTACAACGCTGTTTTACTCCAGCTAACCACAAAAGCAGCTTCAGCCCATAAGCAAATTAAAGCCGAGATCCCACACCTTACGCATGATGAACTTACCGCAGTCGAAAGAGTAATAGCAGAGATTTTTGAGGAAGTATCTTCGCATACTTTTGAAGAACTACCGGAATGATTGACCGCAATATTCGACGGATGGCGCAACGGTTGGCAGCAAAGGTAAAGCCAAAGCCGCCAATCACGATGCTGGAATACTCAGACAAAAATTACTATATCACCAGCGCAACTGATGGCCGCAGTAAGTGGCATACGCGACCATATCAACGCGATTGGTTCTTGGCGCCAACTGATCCCGAAGTTGAGTGCATGGTATGCCAGAAGCCGTCGCGTGTTGGATGGTCGGAGTACGTCAAAGCGGTAATCGTTTTCTTTACCGACTGGCGGCCGTGCAAGGTGATGGTCGTTCAGCCTACGGATTCTGAAGTACAGAAGTACAGCACAGAAGATATAGATTCGTTGTTTGACGATAATCACGGGATACCACGCCTCAAGGGGCAGCTAAACAATAAAAAGACAAAGGGAGCGCTAAAAAACAGTTACGACTTTAAGCAGTTGATTAGCGGCGCATTGATCCACCTGGTAAGCGCTGCAACGCCACGGTCCGGCCGGCGTGTTGAGCGCAGCCCGATTCTGTTTGAGGAACCCGCTGCCTACGACAGTCCCGAAGGCGACACGATCGGAAACCTGTTTCAGCGGGCCGGTAATATCTGGGATCCATTCTTTACGATTGGTGGCACGCCGATCTATCCTAATGATTACATGGAGCAGGCCTTTAAGAAAGGCGATCAGCAATATAGATATTATCCTTGCCCGCATTGCAATCACTATCAACAACTGCGCTGGGAAAATTTCATAAAAGAAGGCCCAGACGAAGGCCGGATTCGTTGCGAGCATTGCAAAACGCCGATCGATTACAAGCACCTTCGGGCGATGGATAGGGCCGCCGGCTGGGCTTGCCCCTTGGGCTTGGATCGCAGCAAGCAGGTGCTGCGTAACGGTGTGCCGATCTGGCGATCACAGCAGGTTGGCCCCGGCATGAGCTACCACCGGGCGGCCATGTGGCCCGAGCTTGTGAGCCGCCACCGGACGGCGCTTGAGCAGATGAAGCTGGGCAACGTGGCCCCCATGCAAACCTTCCATAACACAGACCTAGGGGTGCCGTGGGAGGACTCAATTACCAGCAAACTTACCGGCGATGGCCTGGCCGAGCGCCGCAAAAACATTGGATTTGGGAATGGGTATCCCTGGGATGATGAAAAGTGGGACATCCCGATCGGCGTCCTGCTGCTGACCGATGGGGTGGATGTGCAGGGCGGTGGCGGCAGCCTTGGCGAGCGGCTGGTTTACACAATCTGGGGCTGGGGTGTTGGCGAAGAAGGCTGGCACATTGCGCACTTCGAGATTGAGGGGGATCCCCAGCAGCCGGAGGTCTGGGAGCAGCTGGACCGAATGAGCGAGAAGGCCTGGGCCAGGCAAGGCGGGGGAACCATGAAGGTGAACCTGGGCGGCATTGACCATGGCGGCCTGGCCAGCAAGCAGGTTGAGGATTTCTGCAAGGCCCGGCCCGGTCGATGGGTGGCGATGAAGGGGTCAGGCACCAAGGGGTTGCCGATCATCCAGAAGGGCAAGCCGACGGAGGTCAACCGCAAAAACCAGAGCGTGACCAAACGCGGCGGGATGGTCTACACCACCGGCTATGAGGCCAGCGTCAACATGCTCAAGGCGATGTTGCGCGTTGAGCAACCAGGCCCAAGGTACCTGCACTTCGGCGCCGCGTCTCGAGATGAGTTCTTGCGCGAGCTGTTCCCCTGGAAGTGGGTGCCGAAGACGCGGGCCCGCACCGAGTACAAATGGATCTGCCCGGTGGGATCCCGTGACGAAGGGGGAGACTGCACCCGGATGGCCTATGCCGCGATGCTGCTGGTTTCTCGCCGCTACGCCAAGGGCACCATGTGGACCCAGCTGGAGCGTGCGTTGGGGGTGCAGGTGGCAGGGGCTGTAAGCGCAGCCGCCACCAGGTTCGGCACTGGCGGGCGCTTTGGTTGAGTATGATGCTAGCCATGGCAGGAATTACGCTCGCTATCGCCACTGCGCGGCTTAATGATTACCTTGATGCAGAGGTCAAGGTGTTGAGTGGCCAGGAAAAAAAGATCGGTGATCGAATGCTTAAGCGTGCAGACCTGGCGGAAATTCAGGCAGGGATCAAGATATGGGACAGCAGGGTTAAGGACTTGAGCGGCCAGGCCATTGGGCGCGGCCGAGGGCGAACTTTGCGCCCCAACTTCTGATGGCAAAGCGACGCGACAAGAAGCCCAAGCCCCAGGCAATGCCTGCTGCATCGCCGCTGGCTGCGGTTGACCGCCTGGGCTTTGGCGGGATGATGGCATTTGGTGGCATGACCGGTGCAAGCCAGATGGCGCGGTCGCCTCGATTCTCCAACTGGCGCCCCCAGCTGCTTGACGCTGACGGCCAGGCCGAATACGAGCTGTCGGACCTGCGGGCATTTTCGCGGGACCTGGAACGCACCGCCCCGGTAGCTGCTGGAGCGATCGAGACCAGGGTTTCGCACATTGTCGGAACCGGTCTCAAGCTTCAGAGCTTGATTGATGCCAAGGAACTGGGCATGACCGAACAGCAGGCCAGCGAGTGGCAAAGCCTGACGGAGCGCCGGTTTGGGATGTGGGCAAAATCACGGTATGCCGATCGGCACGGGGAGCTTTGCTTCTACAAGCAACAGCAACTACTGCTGCGGTCGCATGATTCGAGCGGTGATGTTTTTGCAATACTGGGCGACAAAGGTCGAAACGGTTGGCCGTTTCGGCTGACGGTGCAGATCGTGGAGGCCGATCGAGTCTCGAATGAAAACGGCCGCATGAATACGGCCACCATGATCGACGGCGTTGAGCGCGATGAAGACGGCGAACCCGTTGCCATTTGGGTCGCAAAGCATCACCCTGGCCGGATCATTGCTCGATCTGCCAACACATGGGAGCGCATCCCGTACACCGGGCAGGAATCCGGCCGCCGCAACGTTCTGCATCTAAAGGAAATGAAGCGGCCGGGCCAGACCCGTGGCCTGCCGATCCTGGCGCCGATCATTGCGACAATCAAGCAGCTCACCCGGTACACCGACGCAGAGGTGGATGCTGCAGTGAACTCCGCAGCGCTGGCGTTGTTCCTGCAGATGGACGGGGAGACATTTGCAGATCAGAGCATTTTCAGCGATGCCGAGCGGGCGAAGATGCTGGCTGCTGCTAATTGGGACGGGACGATCGAAAGCGGCCGAGCCGTCAACTTGATGCCCGGCGAGAGCATCATCAGCCCAACACCAGGACGGCCAAACCCCAATTTCGACCCGTTCTTTGGGGCGATGCTCAACATCTGCAGCATTGGCCTGGGGATCCCCAAAGAGGTGCTATCTAAGGCCTTCAACGCCAGCTATTCCGCCAGCCGTGCGGCTCTGATGGATGCGTGGCGAACCTGGCAGATCAAGCGAGCGTGGCTGGCTCAGGATATTTGCCAGCCCATCTATGAGGAGTGGCTGGCAGATGCCGTGGCCCTGGGCATCATCCAGGCGCCAGGGTTCTTTGCTGACCCGTTCATCCGGTACGCCTGGAGCCAGACGAGCTGGTGTGGCGATGGCCCTGGGGCCCTTGATCCACTGAAAGAAGCCATGGCGGCAGGGAAGCGCATGGAAATTGGCCTGACCACCCACGCCGATGAGGTGGTTGCTTACGACGGTGGTGACTGGGAAACCAAGCACCGGCAAAGCGCCAAGGAAATGGCGGCTCGATTCCGAGATGGCCTGGAGGAGCCCCCTGCTGGCACTCCTGCTGCCATCGCTGTGCCGCCCCCTGACCCCAACGAAACCACCGACTAGAATTAGCCCATGACGGTTCTCGATGTCCTAAATGCACCATGGGCGATCCTGCCCAATCGACTGGAGGAGATCCAGGCAATCTATGCCGCCCGCAGCCGTGGCGAAGAGCTGGACATCGCAGCGATTGAGGCCAGGATCGGGCGCCCCCTGGGGGCTGATCAGCAACAGGGCTACGAGGTGCGCAACGGCGCGGCATTGATCCCGCTGCATGGCGTACTGGCGCAGCGTATGAACCTGATGACCAACATGTCAGGCGGCACCAGCACCGAGCTGTTTGCCCGTGATGTTCAGACAGCAGCAGCAGACCCCACCGTCAAGGCGATCATCCTGCTGGCCGACACCCCAGGGGGGACCGTAGCGGGAACGCAGTCGGCCGCCGCAGCTGTGCGAGCTGCGCGGGGCACAAAGCCCATGGCAACCATGGTTCAAGACTTGATGGCCAGCGCCGGGGTTTGGATTGGCTCCGCTACGGGATTGGTGGTGCTTGCCTCTGGAACTGCTCAGGTTGGATCGATTGGTGTTGTTGCAACGCACCAAGACATAAGCCAGCGAGAGCAAGCGCTGGGAGTGAAGACCACCGAGATCGTGGCCGGCAAGTTCAAGCGGGCTGCGTCGCAGTATGGCCCGCTGACGGAGACTGGCGAACAAATGATTCAGGATCAAGTAGACTATCTGTATTCGCTGTTTGTCAATGATCAGGCCGTCGACCGTGGGGTATCGGTTGACAAGGTGCTCAGTGACATGGCCGATGGGCGAATGTTCATTGGCCAACAGGCGATTGATGCGGGCCTCGCGGACCAAATCAGTAGCCTGGACATGCTGATAGCTCAGCTCACCGCAACCCCTGGCGCTTCCTCTGGCAGGCGCTCTGCTCCCGTTCTCCGATCCCCCGCCCAATCTGCCATGGATGAAAACCAGCTCACTGCCCAAACCACAGCCGAATGGCTGGCGGCCAACCCTGAGGTCGTTGCTTCACTCAAGGCCGAAGGCGCCGAGTCTGAGCGGCAGCGGATTGCTGCTGTTCGTGCCCGGTCGCTGCCAGGCCATGAGGCCCTGATCGATCGCCTGGCTGCTGATGGCAAGACTACTGGCCCAGAAGCTGCTGACGCCGTGTTGGCCGCCGAAAAAAGCAACCTTGCCAGCCGAGCTGCGGTGCGCATGGTAGACGCCGCTCCTGCAGTTGCTTACGCAGCCGCCCCTGATGCCTTGAGCGAGGCGAAGGAACCCCAAAAGGTTGAACCGACCGCTCAGGAAATGGCCGACAGGGCCAAAGATCTGGTTGCCAAAGCCAAGGCCGACGGTCGGATCCTTACCGCCACAGCCGCCGTGGCCCAGGCCCGGCGCGAATTAACCCAACCCTGAGGCCCTTTCGATGAGCAACCAAGGACTGACTAAGGCTTTTGTCGCCGGAGCCGCGATTGCCCCCAATCGATTTATCAAGTTTGGCGCTGATGACCGCACGGTGCTTCAAGGCGCCGCTGGTAGCGATTTCATCTTTGCCGTTTCTGATGATGTTGGCTGCGCGTCTGGTGAACGACTGGACAACATTCTGACCGAAAGCGCCACTATTGAATATGGCGGCACCGTCACTCGCGGCGCTTTGCTGATGAGTGATTCCGTGGGCCGGGCAATTGCTGCTACGGCATCTGCCGGCGCCAATGTCCGTACCGGCGGTGTTGCCCTTGTTTCTGCCGTCTCTGGCGACAAGGGCCCGATGCTTATTTCCCTTGGATCTTTCCAGGGTTGACTTACCACTTCCTGAGGTATTGATCCAATGTCCTATCAGAACTTTCCTTTTCCGATTCAGCCAGAGTACACAGCGATTGCGCTTGCGCACACCAACAGAGCTTACATTGCTGACGAAGTGTCCCCTCGCGTGCGAGTTGGCAAACGCGAGTTTAAGTGGAATCAGTACAACCGCGACGAAATGTTTACGGTTCCTGATACCACAGTTGGGCGCAAAGGTGTTCCCAACGTGGTGCAGTTTGGCAGCACTGAAGTGGCAGGTTTTGTCAAAGACTACGGCCTTGATGACTTGGTGCCAAATGACGACCTTGAAAACGCTCCTCCCGGCGAAAACCCTGTAGGCCGTGCCGTTGAAGGTATTGCCGAACTGGTTGCCCTGGATCGCGAAAAGCGTGTCGCTGATTTGTATTTCAATTCAGCGACCTACCCTTCCGCCAACCGCACAACCCTAAGCGGTAGTTCGCAGTGGTCGGACTACGCCAACTCTGACCCTTATTCAGCGATCATGGCGGCCCGGGACGGCATGTTAATGCCGTTCAATACTGGCGTACTAGGCCGGCTGGCGTGGTCTAAGTTGCGCGTTCACCCCAAGATCACCGCCGCACTGGCCCCTTCCAGTGCCGGCAACAGTGGCACCAGTAACGCACAAGGCGCTCCGGCGTCTGTGCAGGCCGTAGCCGAGCTGTTGGAGCTTGATCGTTTGCTGATTGGCGAGAGCTGGATCAACACTGCCAAGCCGGGCCAAACCCCAACCATGACAAGGGTGTGGGGCAAGCACATGGCCTTGCTGCATATCAACCCAATTGCCAGCATTCGCGGCAACGCAATCACGTTCGGCTATACGGCCGAGTATGGCAATAGGGTAAGTGGCAGCATCCCAGAGCCTAAGGTGGGCCTGCGCGGCGCTCAGCGGGTGCGCGTGGGCGAGAGCGTGAACGAGATCGTTTGCGCTTCTGATGTTGGCTATTACTTCCAAAACGTCGTTGCCTGATCATGCCAGCCCACACCGTCACAAACGGCCCCGTTGACCACGACGGGATCCGCTACGAAAACGGCGACAGCGTCCCTCGGCTTTCTGCTGAGGAGGCTGCCGCCCTGGTGGCTGCTGCGGTGATTGATCCTCCTGCCACAGCGGCCAAGCCTGGCAAGGATCCGGAGAAGGCCGACTGATGGCGTTCGACGATCTGGATGATTTTTTAGATCTGGACATGGACGCTGTCCCCGTGATAGCCGGGGCTGTGACAGGTCTCGGCTATCTTGACTTGAATAGTGAGATTGTTTTTGATGGAGGCGCTACAGTAATTGATTATTTGCTCACTGCAAAAACTGATTTATTTGGCGGATTAGGTTATGGCAACCCAATTACGGTAGACGGCCAAACTTACAAAGTCGAGATGCAGCCTCAGCCCTTTAATGATGGCGCGTTTTGCAAGATTCCATTAGCCCGCACCACAGCCATATCCATCCCCCTAATCTCCCGCCTTCTCCGCACCGGCTCCGGTCAGTTGCTGGTTACCGGCTCCGGCCGCTCGCTGCAAACTCAGCCGTTCTAACCGAGCCATGACCCAGACACCGCTCACGATCTTCCAACTGCCAAACCTGGACACCGTCCAAGGCAGCGACCGCCTGGTGTTGGATCGCGTCGGCGCGGCGGTAACGGCTGGTTCGTTTGTTGTTGGGCAGGCGTATCAAATAATAAATGCAGGTAATACCTCTTTTACGGCGATTGGGGCAGAGTCAAATACAGTTGGCGCTTATTTTGTAGCTACTGGAGCAGGCACGGGAACTGGCACGGCGGGGCCGATCAATACGGGGGATGCGCCGCTGTCGGCCGTTGCGGCGCTGCTGGGTGGCGACCCTGCGGGAACGGCTGCTGCTGCTGTGGCTGACCACGCGGCTGCCGCAGACCCTCACCCGACATACACAACCCCGCAGGAGGCAGCGGCGGCGGCTCCGGTGCAGTCGGTCAATGGTCAAACGGGCATCGTCATCCTGGGCCCTGGCGATGTTGGGGCGGCCACTGCGGCGCAAGGCACGCTGGCCAGCACCGCAGTCCAGCCGGCAGCGCTGTCGTCGACGCTCTCCAGCTACCTGACGATCGCCAGCGGGGCCCTCACCTATCAGCCCCTGGATGCCGACCTGACGGCCATTGCGGCGCTGACCACTACCTCCTATGGCCGGTCGGCGCTGACGTTGGCAAATGCCGCAGCCGGGCGATCCTGGCTTGAGCTGGGCACCGCCGCCACTGCCGCCACGGGGGACTTTGCAACCCCAGCAGCACTGAGCACCGGCCTTGCCGGCAAGGCCGACCTGATTGGGGGAGTGGTTGCAACCAGCCAGATCCCGGCAATTGCCCTGGTCCAGTACCTGGGCCAGGTCGGCAGCCAGGCCGCCATGCTTGCTCTCCGGGGCCAGGGTGGCGACTGGTGCATCAGAACAGACCAGGGCATCGAGTGGGTGATAGTCGCCAATGACGGCGCCTTGCTGGCCGATTGGGTTCAGATGCCCACGCCAACCGCAGGCGTCAGTTCGATCAATGGCCAGACCGGCGCGGTCACCCTGGGAACCGGCGACCTTGGGGAGTCCGGGGGCAATTTGTTCTTCACCGCTGCCCGAGCGATCGGCGCAGCGCTGACGGGGTTTACCGCAGGCGCCGGCACGGTTGCGGCGACGGACTCAATCCTGCAGGCCTTTCAGAAGGTGGTCGGCAACATTGCCAACCGGGCATTGGCGGGCTTGATCGGCTCCAGTGGTTTGACCATGGCCACCAACCGCCTGGCAGGCCGCAGTACGGCTGGGGTTGGGGCGGTGGAAGAGATCGCCGTCACCAGTCCACTGCAGCTGGCGTCCGGTGCTTTCAGCCTGTCATCCATCGCTGACGGAATGATATTCAAGGCAACAAACAGAGGCGAAACAGGAACCGCCTCTACCAATTATGACGAATTACCGGTTGCTGTTACTAACGGAACTTTTGCAATTACGGGCATATATTTCGGGTGTCACATTGATTCTGTTGGTACGGGCACGGCAACTTTTAACGCTTACCGCCGAACAGCGGCAGGCGTTAAAACGTCGCTGCTGACGGCTAACGCCACCCTATCCGCTGGCGCCAGCCTTGTGGACGCGACCTCGCTGCTAACCGGAGCCACGGGGATTACTGCCGGCACCCGTGTCGGCTTTGACATCCTGGGCTTTGGGGGCGCTACGGGCGTGTTTGTTCTTTTCTTATTCAATCGCACTCAAGTCTGATGACAGCTCCAAGTATTGCCACCAATCCCGACACAGGGATTCGTTACTACACCGATCCGGGCCCAAGGCACGGCCACGGTGTTGACCTGTTTGTTCCGTTGCGGGATGGGGTTATCACCAATGCAACCGGCACGGAATGGCCCAACCTGTTCGGCCTCCCCGAGGATCGCCCTGAACTGGTTTGGTATTTGAAGACTGCCTCCCAGCCCCGCGAATATGACAACCGCACTCATTTTGAAGTCGCAGCCTGGGGCCCGGTTCCTTATGCCAGCCCCAAGCCTGGCGGTCCATTGGGGACATGGGAAGAAACACTGGAGGTGAAACCGCATCCGCAAGACGTGCTGATCGACCAGGTTGAATCCGCTTTTTCTCAGGCAAACTCCCGCCTTTACCCTGCCAACCAAGAGCCCCTTATTCGTGAACTGTTTGAGGATGCAGACGCCCGCGACAAAGATAATGAGGCGACACCAGCGCAGCAAGAGCTATTGGTTTTCCGCCAAAAAATTAGGGACGCTGGCATGGCCAACGTGGAGCGCAGGACTGCCCTGATTGCAGACATCAAAGCCGGTCGGGCATTTGACCTTTCTGCCGGCTGGGTCAATGAGGTTTCGTAAGGAATGGAGACGCGGGCCATGGGTGGGGGGTAACCGAATGACCGTTGTTGCAGATCGGCGAAGGCCCCCAAGCCAAGCGCCTCAGCACTTGATAGTGCTAAATGGTGACGAGTCGCCTATTATTGACTCCTCTCCGTATAACCGGACAGTCACGGCTGTCGGCTCTCCTGCTCCGAGCATTAGCACTGCCCAGTTTCAGTATGGCGGCAGCTCAATCTCTTTCCCAAACACGCTGGGAAGCTATCTTTTAGTGTCGTCAAATGAATTTCCTGCAATAGGAACGGGCGATTTTACGTTTCAAACGTTTGTACGCCAGACCGCTTTTAATAATTTTTCAACTTTACTGGAAATTGGCAATCACCTAAATTCTAGCGGGATTGTTTTTATAGCTGGCAATAACGGCGGGACGAATTTGCAGATTTACAGTAATGGTTTTTTTGGCTCCGGCGCAGTACCGCTAAACGCAATGAACCACGTTGCGTATGTCCGGGAGCAAGGCATTCTCAGCATATACGCGAATGGCACCAGGACCAGTCAAACTACGTTTACCAACAATCTGACATCGACGGGCCCAATTACGTTTGGGTCCAGCAACCCGGCCAGTGTTGGCGCCTACAATAATACGTACCGGCTTGCCGGCTGGCTTGATGGAGCATGTTTCACCCCATCTGCCCTTTTCAGCGGCCCGACGCTCACAATTCCGACTGGCCCATTCTAACGCTCCCAGGCATGCCCCAAGCCAGCCAATCAATCCTGAGCCCGGCCCTGAACTTTGCCTATAATCACACCACAA